AATCTTTTTCTCTATCTTCTACAGGCAAGTCTAAAATAGCCTGCCATTCTCGCTCCAATCTATCGACATGCAAAAATTCAGATGTTTTACTTCCATAAACACCTTTTTCTCTCATCGGAAAACGACACTTTCGTCCCATTAAAGTTCTAATTTCTTTTTTTAACTCAGCAGCCCTTGATACAGCACTCGCTATTTGACGAATGAAAGGCACCTTTTCATCATACTCTAAGCGTATTTCTTTTGTTTCAGACATTGAAATGTCGCCTAAAACATTTGATAATTTACCCAAACCCATACCATACATAATTCCAAGATTGATAGTTTTAGCAACTGTTCTTTCTACTCCTGCTAAATCAGCTACCATTTGGTGAAAATCAAAGTCTTCCTGATAATATTGTTTTATTATTTCTTGAACTCGATAATCTTTACTTGTGCTTGGTAATAATCCTACATAATGCATCAGCCACCTTGGTTCTTGGGCTGAATAGTCAAAGCTACCCCATATTTTCCCCTCTTCTGGCAAAAACAAACCTCGAATCATTTCTTTTATTAAAGGATGACGAGCAGGCACTTGCTGTAAATTAGGGTGGCTAGAAGAAAATCGTCCTGTAACAGTCCCTCCATTTTCGGAGCGTAACTGATTAAACTCACAATGAATACGACCATTATGCTGATGACTAAGAATAGTATCCACAAAGGTAGTGTTTGCTTTATTAAACTCTCTAATTTCCAAGATTTTATTCGCAATCGGATGTTTGTGATTGCTAAGAAAATGTTTTGTAAAACTAGGTGCATTTGATTTTTTAGTGCGTTCATAAGTTAATCCTAATGTGTCGAAAGCTTTTGCAAGACTAGTTGCGTTCCATGGTTCAATTTCAAAACCTACTTCTTTTTTTATTTCAGATAGTAATTTCTTTTCTTTTGCTTCTAAACTTTTTTTAGTTTTATCTGCTTTTTCTAAATCTACCCTAATTCCTTTCTTTCGCATTTCGAAGATTATGGGTATAAGACTTTGTTCTAGCTCCAGTATTTTAGAACAGTCATCTTGAATAAGTTTTTGATATAAAACTTTCCATAAATCAAAAGTTAATCTAGCATCTGTCTCTGCATAATGCGCCACTCTCGAAGCAGGAAGTTTCCACATCTCTGCTTTTGCGTCAACTCCATGTTGACTCGCAGTGTCCGTTAATTCTTTATTGGCTTTTCTCTGACCGAGGTAATTACTAGCAACTGAATCTAAAGCGTAGCTAAATCTGTTTTCATCTAATAATGCCGCAGCTACCATCGTATCCATGATAGTCCCATGAACCGTGATGCCCTCGCTGTGTAGCCACCCTAAATCATACTGAGCGTTGTGAAATACTACATCAACCCCCGACTTCAACTGGTCTGTGAGCCACTTAGAGACCATATTTGGGCTTAAATTACCTCTGCCTTCATGTCTCATAGGGAAATACCATTGATGGCTTTGAGAAGCTACTGCTATCCCTATTAAATGTCCATCGTCCCTGAACCATCCCGGTCCTTTTGCGATTAAATTAGGGTCTTTTGTTTCTACGTCAACTGCAATTAGTTTTTCATTGGTTAAATCTGGAAAAGATTCTGGTGGAGTCCATACCTTTTCATCAAAAATAAGTTCTTCTTGCATTAGATTTGATAGTACCTATTTGTTTGTGGCTCTATAAAATGTAAGGTGTTTTTGGATCTTGTTACCGCAACGTAATAAATTCTATGTTCTGTATCTGGATTTGATAAATAGTTTTGGTAAGCTGCGGGCGATAAGTCTGGTATAACAACAATGTTTTCATTTTCACCACCTTTCATTCCATGAATAGTGCTTAATTTAATTCTAGGAGATTCTAAATTTTCTCCACGTTTTAAAGCACTTAGAATATACACTTGAGTATCAGTGTCAAGTTTATCCAATGCAATGTTCCAGTCTTTATCTTTAGGAACTAATAAACCCATAGCCTCTGTAGCATCTTCATAACTTATTTCTGTGTCATCTTCTAATGACAACATCATCTTTGACCGTGGACCAAAACCTCTTTTAAATCCAACATTACTAGACATTAAAGAATATATGTTTCGTAATTCTTTAATTGTAATAAGGTTGCCTTCTACTAATTTTTGCCAGTCTTTTACTGCGTAATATGTTTTTGAAGATATAGACATTTTTCCGTTACGAGAAAAAACTATGCCGTCATCCCTTAACATGTTTGCGTATCCATTTAGAATAAAGTTTGTTCGACACATAATAGTCCAATCACCTTCATGTAAAGGAACATCCCATAAGCTTTGATGGTGCCTAACTAATCCATTTTCTGTTTTAGGATTCCAAACTTTTTGCTCTCTATTAAATATTCTACTAACAATCCGTTGAGCTTCGTGCCATGGTTGTTTTGGCAAACGATAACTATGAGCTAAAACTTGCTTCTCTTTAGTAGCTGACATAAAGCGACCTACATCTGCACCTTGAAAACCCATAATCGCTTGGTCATCATCACCTGTAAAATATTTTATTTTGGGTTTTTGACGTAATACTTCTATCATGTCCCATTGTAAAGTAGATAAATCTTGTGCTTCATCTACAAATAAAGCATCAATATCAATAGGTTGGTTCCTGTTAATAAAAACTTCTATCATATCTGTAAAATCAACTTTATTATTCGCTTTTTTATAGCTCTCGTAAGCTTTAACCAACCGTAAAAACTCTACCCAATTCAAGTGATAAGATCCAAACAGCCGAAATGATTCATCCAGACCTAATCGTTTGTTTCGTCCAAGCTGATAAACATTTAAGTATTGATCACCTTTAGATATGCCAATAACATCAAAATCAGATTCTATCTCAGATGTTTCTTTTCCGTTAAACGCTATTCCTGTAGCACCGCCCACCGTCCATAAATCTTTGCCCCTAATTACATCTTCTTTTTTATAGTCTCCAGTTCTAAAAGCCATAGAATGTAGTGTCTGGAAAAAAGGTAATGAATTTTCTGATACTCCAAGGTCTCGACAAACTCGTTCTTTACTTTCTTGAGCTGCCTTACGAGTAAACGAAACACAGGCAATACGCTCTGGTGATATGCCATCTTCTATGCACTGTTTAACTAGTAAAGTATTTGTGTGAGTTTTACCGCAGCCTGGTGGTCCTAATATTGTTTTTTCAATCATCAATAGTCGTATCCAAAAAGAAAAATCTTACATTCTCTTCGTCCACAGTTATTGATTTTAATTTATATTTCTGTCGCTCTAATTCTAAACTTCTCCAATGATAAAAACTCGAGTACGGTACTGACACTTTATCTTTTGGAAAAATAAAACTATCACCATGCGTTAGCTTTTCCCATTTATATTTAGCCGAACGTTTTTGAGCAGGTAATGTAACGTTTTTATCTACTACAATATCTTCGTTAAATGACATTTTTATCTCCTTATTATTTTATTATATTTTACTATAATAAGTATTCATAATCCATTTTTAAAAAGGAACTTCATCCTCAAATGTTATTTCTGGCAATTCCACCTCACCTTTTTGAATTTCTGGAACGAACCATACTCTTACCTTGCGCCATTTATCTCTTGAGTCTTTGAACCGATATTCTCTATCTGCAATGTCACCCCCATTAGACTCTTTCAATCGTTCTGTGATTTGTCCTCTTGTATAAGAAGTAAATCCTTGTCTACGTAAAAAATCTTGTAGCGCAGATAATTTAAAATAAGTGTACCCCTCGTCCGTCCAAGGTTTGCCTGTCAATAACTCTTCTGGGCTAGTGCCTCTAATTCTACTGGTGCAAAATGTTTCTAAGAGTTCATTAAATAAACCTTTTTGTGTTAATTCTTCTGGAACCGATATTCTTGTTGCACTGTCTAATAAGTTATCGACCAAATCTCTCCAATCATTGTCCTTCATTCGCACTGGCATCCTGTACGTTTGCTCCATACAAGCTCTTTGAAACTCAATTTGCATTTGCAGTTGTTTTGTTGTGAGTTCAAGCCTTGCTCCGTCAACATCAACAAACCAAACAGGGGGTTCTGACTCCACTACCGTCAATCCTCCCAATATCGGAAATGCTTGTGTGCTACCTATACCAAACTTACGATTACGACATAAACCTCTATTACAGTGACTACTTAAAGGTTCTTGTTTACACATATAGTAGTAATCTTTTTTTTCTAATCTGGTTTGTATATCAACTATTTCCTTAGCTGGAAGTGGCGGATTACTATAATTTTGATTGTGGGATTCTAGTTTTTCTTTCCAATCAGAGGGACTGCTTAGTTTGTAATAAATCCCAACGTTCATCAAAGTTTGGTTTCTACCACCTTCGGGTATTCCAAACTCCGTTAACTGTTGTAAACAAGGTGGTCCATTCGGTAACAAATCGTCATCATCATGTATTCTAAATTTTGCAAGTTGCTCTATGGTTAACGTAAACTTATCAACCAGTTTAAAAAACTCATCTAATGTATGAGCCTCACCATCATCCTTAATAGCATAACGAGTTGTATACTTTTCATTAAAATAAGGTAAGTTTATAAAATTACCTACATCACCCCTCTCTACTTTTACTTCTTCTTGTTTTGGAAATATCTCGCACCCTCCAAAACCCAAAGCCGATGCAAACTCAGCAAGCTTGTCTCTCATCTCCGCAGCGGATATTTTTTGTTTCATAAATAAAAAACAGTGTGCGCCACCACTCTTTGAACGACATGTAACTAACGGTATTTTTAATCTATTGATTTTTTTCTTAAGTGCGATTAAGTCTAAACTGTAGTCGTCTATATCTAAGGCACCAAACACACACTGATTAGACTCGTCTATGGGAATCGAACCTATGCCTTGAACCCCATCAAAATGTTTTTGCACCAATTCCTCAGTCAACGGTTCACGGACAATGAAACTTTTTGCGTTCATCTTACCGTTTTTTGCACTATCTAATACTTTGGTTTGACCGTGAGCTGATTGACACCCAGAGAAAATAGTAAAAAATTTTGTTACACTCATAAAAAATGCCCCCCGAAGGGGGCATACCTCAACTAGAAGGGTGTTTTATTTTCTGATTGACCTTCAAGTAATTCTTGCTCCTGGCTGGGTATCGCAAGTTTTACTTGTCCTTCAGATATTGACTGATGAAACTCCTTGCACTCATTAAGAAGTTCCACAGACGGTATCACCGTTTCATGTTGGGGGTTTATTGTGTACCACGTTCCTTTGTCGTTTCCTTCTGAAACTGTGGTAATTCTATAAAGATTAGCGAAGGAAGCCATTGTCTTACCTTCGATTTTTTGCATACTCATAATCGAGTTCCAAGTCCTCGACTTTTTAAGACCTGTTTTTTTCAAGTCAACTACCGCACTTTCTAACTCAAAGTTTTTACCTTTTTCATGAGCGATTTTTACATAGTGCTGTGCCGTTTTGACTAACTCATTACCCGACTTCAAAAGCTCTATATTATTTTCATCCCTATGCGCTTCTTTTATCTGTATGTCAGTAGGACTTAGTTCTCCTACAAAACCACCACCTGCGCTTCTTGGGACAAACTCCAGATACTTGAACTGATAGTAAATAGGTATGACTAACACACCCTCGTCACCTTTCCAAAACTGTCTTGTTACGGTGTTGAAAATATCACCCTGACTTGCACCATCAATGTATGCGCTTTCTTGTTTGTTAAGCTCGGGACTCATAGCCTGAATCACCCGAAGAAATGGCATCTGTAAATCGTCAGCCGTTACTTCCTCCATGCCTAAGTTGGCAGTCTCCGTTAACATATTTTGTAGTTCTTTATTCATGTTTTCACACTCCTTTAATGTCTACATAGTTTCCTATTTGTGCGTCAAATATATCTAAGTTTATCTTTTCCTGATTCTCGACACTTTCTCTTACCACTTTTTTTAGGGTTTGTGGTTCAACCCAAACTTTTGCTGTGACTTCATAACCTTGATTTACTAATTCACTTGCTAAATCCAAAGCTCTCGTATCACTGTTCACTCCAAAACTCGAGATGACATCATGCTTAATGAAATCACCTTTGCCTAATTCCCTTAAATGGTCTAAAGCTTTTTGTTTGAGCACAGGATCTTTTGGCATCCTCGCTGATACGTAATTTTTTAATTTTACTTTGGTATTTCCTGCCTCCAGCTCTGTCACCCCCATCTCCGACATTAACTGCGGTATCGTTTCGTATTTGTATTGATCAAACTTTTTGCGTATTGCTTTAACAGATTCTTCTGCTTTCTCTAACTGTTCTTTTAGTTTCTCAGCTTCCTCTATTACAATAGTCAAGTCACTAACCGATTCGGTATCTGCTTTTGCAAAATCTTTTGCATCCGCTTTGAGTTCTTTAAATAATTCTTTGTCCATCTTTACTCCTTCTTGGTTCAATAAAAATCGCTTGTCTTTTACGATATTTAAGTAGTATAATGTGGGAAAAGATAAAAAGCAATAGGATTAAGTAAGAAAATGAAAGAGATAATCAGAAAAGAAAGTTGGCTCAACGATATCGAAATTCCACAGGATGTGCAAGATTTAATTAAAACAAATAAAGATTATGTTTTATTCCAACAAGGTTTAATTTTAGGTGCTAGTGAAGCTTTAAAGAAAACATCCAGTCTTTTTAAAGAAGATAGTGACGATGAAGATATTAAAATAGGTGGGACAATTTGAAGATTGAAATTAAAATAACTTTGGATTCAGAAGAGGATGAAGAAATTATTGAAAAAATTCTTAAAATCTTGGAAAAAATAGATGATTAAGTATGTTTTTAAAACCGAACCTTATGCACACCAGCGAGAAGTGTTGAAAAAATGTTGGAACGCTAAAAACTATGCGTGGTTCATGGAAATGGGGACTGGCAAAAGTAAAGTTTGTATTGATAACGCTGCAACGCTTTTTGAAAATGGTTTCATTGATGCTTTGGTCATTACCGCACCTAAAGGGGTTTACCGAAACTGGGCTGAACAAGAGATTCCAACCCACATGCCAGAACGAATAGCAAACAAAATTATGGTATGGAAACCTACAACCAGTAAAAAAATTATTCAACAACGTGAAGATTTTTTAGAGAAGTCAGAAGAGTTACGGATTTTTTTAATTAACATTGAAGCACTATCTACTAAAAAAGGATGTGTTTATCTACAAAAATTACTAATGCGATCCCGAGCAATGTTAGCGATTGATGAATCTACGACCATCAAACAACCTACTGCTAAACGAACCAAGAACCTTATAAAGCTTAGTGAGTTTGCGGTATATCGTAGAATCTTAACAGGTTTTCCCATTACTAAATCGCCTCTTGACTTGTGGGCGCAAGTTCGGTTCTTGTCAAAAAATTTATTGGGTGATGTTGGAGATTCGTTTCACAAGTTTCAGTACCGTTACGCAGTCGTGGTACGTAGACATTTGCAAAGCCATAGCTTTCAAGATGTTGTAGGATTTAAAAATTTAAAACAACTCAATAGCATGTTAAAACATTTTTCCTCAAGAGTATTAAAAGAAGAGTGTCTTGATCTACCTGAAAAAATTTATCAGGTAAGAGAAGTTGCTATGAGCGCAGAACAAATTAGAGTTTATGAAGAGATACGAAAATACTGTGTTTCTCATTTAGATGACCAAGAGTTTATGACCACTCGAAATGTAATGACACAATTACTTCGGCTACAACAAATACTATCAGGACATTTTAAGTCTGACAGTGGTGAAATTATTGAAATAGCTGATAACCGCATTGAAGAACTTATGTCGGTACTACAAGAAGTACAAGGAAAGACTATTATCTGGTCACGATTTAGACATGATGTTATACGAATTTATGAAAGGTTAATTAAAGATTTTGGTAAAGGTTCTGCGGTCAATTACTTTGGGGATACCACCGATGAAGAGAGATCCTCTGCAATCGAAAAATTTCAAAATGGTGACGCTCAATTTTTTGTAGGCAATCCACAAACAGGGGGCATGGGTATTACTTTAAATAAAGCTCAAAATGTTATTTACTTCGCTAATTCTTTTGACCTCGCAGTTAGAACGCAATCCGAGGACCGAGCGCATCGTATCGGACAAAAGAATAACGTCACCTACATTGATTTCGTATGCAAAGGAACCGTGGACGAACAGATTGTAAAAGCACTCAAAAACAAAATGGATATCGCCACAGAAGTTATGGGCGAAAAATTAAAAATTTGGTTAAATAATGGAGTAAAAAATTGAATATTCAAAAATACAAGAGTGTAGCAGTTCAAAAACCAGTTTGGGAAAAGTTATGGCAAATTGCCAAAGATAATGAACGTTCACCAGCTCAACAAATTGCTTGGTTTGTTAAAAATTACAGTAAAATTAAAAAAGCACTAGTTGAGATTTAACTTGCGAACCCGAATCGTAACGCTTTGAGTTACCTTTCGGGTATGACTTGACTGGATAGTTTAGTAGGGATAACAATTTCTTTTTTTGTCGTTTGTCACCACAAAAATAAACGTAACGATGTTTTTGTGGTCTTTCAACTATTTCATATTTGTCGGGTTTTGATATTCGCTCTTCAAGCGAAACTTGTCCGCATAACGTTTTGCTGTGTTTATTTGAGCCTATCTCACGCCACTCTGTTCGTTTAGCACTCATACCCGTGTAAATAAAGTTAGTTGCTTGATAGATGTATCCCACATGATTCACACTGGTATCTGCGTAGCTTACCACGATGCTAGGTTTTGGTAATTGCTTCAAAGCATTGCCTACAAGAAAACTCGCTTCATTCTTACGGTTGTGCTCAAGACATAACCGATTTAACTCTAAAACCTTGTCACTGTGGTCTTCTCCACAAATCCCAATGGTTAATGAATAAGAGGGTGGTGAGCCAAACGTCACCACCCCAGTCAAAGTCGAACCCTCAAATAATCCAAAAGAGTGAGAAATAGATGGCACTCTTTTCGCATAATGCTTCTTAATTAACCAATCATGGGTCTCCCATCCCTTTATTGGTTTAACACTAAGTTTCAACATAAGCTCTTATGTCGGGGTCATATTCATAATATCCTAACTTTACCCTCATTTTTTGAAACTCATCACTAAATAACTCGTAATAATAGGTGTCTAACGCATCCCAAATTAAAGATGTTATTTTTGGATTAGCTGAATCTAAAGAATTAACAGTCTGTTTCAAAAGCTCAATCATCTTATCTTCATCAACATAAGACAACACTTCATGAAACTCCTCCATCTCTTCACTATACGTCAATAATATTCTTACTCGCTCCTTAATCGGAACTTCTATCCAATTTGAATATTTGTCAGCTAAGGCAACTAAATCTATGTGCCTCTGAATGTCACTAACATTGTTCATGGTTCTCTCCTCCTCTTTCTTTGAATAAAGCTCGCTCAACGTTTGTGTTTCTATTCATCATACCCTGTGGCTCGCTCACAGATTGTGTTTCTATTCTGGTTTTTTGGCTCGCTCGTCGAACATGTTTCTATCAGCTACTATGGCTCGCTCTTGGTCATTGTTTCTATCGCATCCGATGGCTCGCTCACAGATCGTGTTTCTATTCTGGTTTGTTGGCTCGCTCTAATAGTTTGTTTCTATCAAATTTATTGGCTCGCTCTTATTTTATGTCTCTATCTTCTGTCACGGCTCGCTCGTATGTAATGTTTCTATCCCTCTTAATGGCTCGCTCCAGTTTTATGTTTCTATCTCTGTTTGGATGGCTAAAAAGGTGGTTCGATTTTGTGAGCATGACCTTCATGTTCCAACACAAATGGGTTAGGTGGGTTCTTACCATATTCATGCTTAAACCACACCTCATGCAAATGTGAAAGAAACAGTTTCACTGAATAACGGGTAGACCTAGCCTGAATATGTGCTGGTGGTAACTTCCCATTAGTGTAATGCTTGTATGCTTCTGTTGTTTTCCCTATATTCTTCTTCTTTAAAATATTTTCTGCTTGATCTGCAAAGTCACCATTGTCA